TACGGGCTGTTCTCCTACGGCACCCCGCGCCCGGACACGGGCACGGTGACGCCGGCCACGACCTGGACGCTCGACAACTGGGGCGAGTTCCTGCTGGCGTGCAGCAACGCGGACGGCAAGATCTACGAGTGGGATTTAAACACCGCGAACGACGGCGTGGCGCTCGCCAACGCGCCGGTCAGCAACAAGGCCGTGCTCGTGACGGCCGAGCGGTTCGTGTTCGCCCTCGGAGCCGGCGGCAACGCGCGCAAGGTGGCCTGGTCCGACCAGGAAGACAACACCATGTGGACCCCGGCCATCACGAACCAGGCCGGGGACTTCGAGCTCGAGACGGTGGGCTCCATCGTCACCGCCAAGCGCCTGCGCGGCGTGAACCTGATATTCACGGATGTCGATGTTCACACGGCCCAATATCAGGGGCCGCCGTATGTCTACGGCTTCGAGCGGCTCGCCACCGGCTGCGGCCTCATCGGCGCACAGGCCGTGGCGGCGGTGGAGTCGGTCGCCTATTGGTGGTCGCCCTCCGGCTTCTTCATGTACGACGGCTTCGTGCGCCCGCTCAAGTGCGACGTGCTCGACTATGTGGTGAACAACCTCTCGCAGACCCAGCGCTCGAAGGTGTACGCCGTCGCCAACAATCAATTCGGCGAGGTCTGGTGGCTCTACCCGAGCACCTCAAACAGCGAGTGCGACTCGTATGTGTCGTACAATTACCGCGAGGGGCATTGGTCCATCGGCACCCTGGCGCGCACCGCCGGCACCGACCGCGGCGTCTTCAGCTACCCGCTGATGGTCTCGCCGGACGGCTATGTCTACGAGCACGAGGTCGGCGTCACCTACGACGGCACGGCGCCGTATGCGCGCTCTGGCGCCATTGAGCTGGGCGGCGGCGAGCGGCTGATGGTGGCCCGGCAGGTTATCGCCGACGAGAACGCAATGGGGGCGGTGTCGCTGCAGTTCATCACCAAGTTCGCGCCGAACGGCTCGGAGACGACCAAGAGCTACACCATCGACTCCATCTACACCCCGGTGCGATTCACCGGGCGGCAGGTCGAGATGCAGATCACGGGCGCGTCTCCGGCCACGGACTGGCGCGTCGGCACGATGCGGCTCGATGCCGTGGCGGGGGGAGAGCGATGAAAGAGGTCGAGGGCATCGAGCACATCGCGCCATTCCGCGAGCCCATCGAGCGCGCGCTCGCCGAGGGCTACGGCCAGATGGGCTACCACGACGTGCTCGACGGGATTGCGCGCGGCGAGTACCAGTTCTGGGCCTCGAATGATTCGTGCGTGGTGACGACCGTTGACATCTTTCCGCGAATCAAGCAACTCACCGTCATCATCGGCGCGGGCGACCTGCGCGAGATTGATGACGTGATACGCCCGGTCATCGAGGCCTGGGCGCGCAGCATCGGCTGCGACACTATGCTGATAATGGGACGCCCCGGCTGGCAGCGGGCGCTTGAGGGCTACAAACGAACCGCGGTGGTTCTAGAGAAGAAACTATGAGCAAGATTTTTTCGTCCAAGAAGAAGGAAGTCTCCAAGACGGAGATCGACCCGAGGATCTACGACAGCGTGCTGCGGAACCTGCAGTTCGCCGAGGAGGTCTCGGCCATTCCTTATGAGCCCTACCGCGGGATGATGGTCGCGCCGTTCACGCGCGACTATATGGAGGGCGAGGCCGCGACGCGCCGCATCGCGCGCGAGGGCGGCTTCGTCCCCGAGGTGGAGGCCGCCGCGCGCAACGCGCAGGCGCTGATGGGCTACCAGCCTGAGCGCATCAGCGCCGGCCAGATCGGGACCCAGTTCGGCGCGCGCGACATCGGCGCGTCGCTCGCGGGTGGCCCGGAGCGGGTCGCGGCGGGCGCCATTGGCACGCAGTTCGGCGCACGCGACATCGGCGCGGAGCGCGTCGGTGCGGCCCTTGGGCGTGGCCCGGAGCGTATCTCTGCCGGCCGCGTCGGGACCACCTTCGGCGCGCGCGATATCAGCGCGCCGGGCGCTGCGCCCACGGCGCAGGCGGCGGGCTTCTTGGACCAAGACCTTGGCCGCTACATTAACCCCTACGAGGCTGCCGTCACGCAGGCGGGGCTCGAGGACATCAGCCGCGCCGAGGAGCAGGCTCGAGGGACGCGATCAGCCCGCGCCACGGCGGCGCGTGCCTTCGGCGGATCGCGCGCCGCGATCGAGGAGGGCATCGCCGCCGGCGAGGCCGCCCGCGAGCGCAACCGCTTCGTGGCCGAGCAGCGCGCGCGTGGCTTCCGCGAGGCTGCGGCGCTGCGAGAGGCCGACGTCGGCCGCGAGCAGGCGGTGCGCCTCTCCAACCAGAACGCGGCGCAGAATGTGATGGAGCTCGCCCAGCGCGGCGAGATCACGAACCAGCAGCGCGACCTTGAGCTCGCTCGGCTTGGGCTTACGGGAGAGACGACGAACGTACAGGCCGGCCTCGAGGCCGCGCGCGCAAACCAGCAGGCGCAGCAGGATTACATGCGGATGGGCCTGTCGGCAGAGGAGGCAAACCAGCGCGCCATGCTCGACGCCTCCGGGCGCAACCAGCAGGCGGAGCTTGAGGCGCAGCGCCTAGGCTCAACCGCGGAGCAGTTCAATGTTGAGCAGGCGATGCGTGCGGGAACCTCCAACCAGCAGGCCACGCAGGACTACATGCGCATGGGCTTGTCCGCCGAGGAGGCCAACCAGCGGGCCATGCTCGACGCGCAGCGGATGGGGTCGACGGCGCAGCAGTTCAACGTGCAGACTGGCATGGACGCCGCGCGCGCGAACCAAGCCACCGGCTTGCAGGGCGCAGAGTTCCGGCTTCGCGCTGGGGGCGACCTGGCGGGATACGGCCAGACGGCGCTTGCGAACCGGTACGAGTCGGGGCGGGCGATGATGGGCCTCGGAACGCAGCAGCAGAATCTCTACCAGCAGTTCCTTAACGCGCGGCGCGAGGAGGACCTCCGCCGGCAGGAGTTCCCGCTGCGGCAGCTTGCGATCCGGCAGGGCGCGGTGTCGGCGTCGCCGTACAACGTGACCCAGACCGGGACCGTGACGGGTCGCCAGTCGCCATTTGATATTGGTATGCGATTTGCTTCTATGATTCCGATGGGCGGAGCGCCCACTCCAGGCTCCGACGAGCGCATGAAGCGCAACATCGGCGGCATCAAGAACCCGCTCGACAAGGTGCGCCGCCTCAAGGGCATCGAGTTCGAGTGGGAGGACGGCTACGGCGAGAATGAGGGCGAGGATAAGGGCGGCGAGGAGGACATGGGCATGTCGGCCCAGTCCGTCGAGCGCGCCATGCCCGAGGCCGTCTCGCGGCGCGAGTCGGACAACATGCGTCAGTATGATCTGCCGCAGGTGGTCGGACTGCTCACCGAGGCCGTGAAAGAATTGGACAAGAAGGTCGGCGGCAAGCGCCGCGGGAGGGCGTGAGGTGGACTTTTTCAAGAGGATGACGGACCGCGCGGCGCAGCGCAGGATTGACGCCGACGAGGAGATGTTCAAGCGCTACGGCACGCGGTACGCCGAGGGCACCGGCGTAGAGCGCGGAATCATGCGCCTTGCCGCGCAAAGCGAAGACGCTGAAGAGATGGACCTGACGCCGACCTTTAGGGCCAAGGTTGGCGAGCCTACCGGCGCCGACCCGCTCGAGATGTACCGCAAGATGTATCGCACCTACGGCGGCCGCAAGACGCGCGGCCTGCTCTTTGATTGAGGACCACGAAAATGGCAGAGAAAACAAAAAAACCCGGATTTTTTAGCCGCTACATCGGCGGGCTGCTTGGCGAGGACGCCGAGTCCATGACCGAAGACGATCGCCGCCGGGCGACCTTGAGCTTGCTTGGCGCGATTGGCCGCAACTATTTGTCACCCGGCTCGGGCGACGAGTCGCTTGCTGCCATGCGCGCCAGTCGCGCCGCAGAGCGTGAGTCCGCCGGCCTCGCCCGCCGACAGGCCGCCGCCGAGGCGCTGATGCCGCAGGTGGTGGGGCGTCTTTTTAGTGGCTCTGCCGGGCGGCTCGAGAGCCTCCCTGGCGGCGAGGGCGGCGAGCTGTCCTCACGGTACCGCCAAGACCCACGCGGCGCCATGGCGGCCCTCTACGGCTCCCAGGCGGGGCGCGACCTCGCCCAGATGGCGCCGGATCTTGCCGCGCTCGCCAAAGAGGGCACCCTCGGGAGCATCGTTGGCGGCTCGGTCGTCAATCGACTGACCGGCAAAGTTACGACGCCGGCCAAGGCGCCGGAGCCTAGGACCCTTATCAACGAGATAAGGCTTGGAGATAGAGTAATCGCCTATTTCAGCGACGGGA